ATAAAGATTGTCCTATAGCAAGTGCAGCATCAGCCCACGCAGGAGTTTCTTTTTCAGGGTCAGTTCCAAAAAAGTCTTTTACCATTTTCTTTGCTTTTGCTGGATCAGGCTCAGCTTTTGCAATCAAACCTTTATATAATTTATCAACTTCTTTTCCACCTGTTGATAATTTATTTAATGCACCTAATATTTTTGTTATTTCTCCACCACCATCATAAAGAGACTTTGCTTTTTCTGTTACCTTTTTAGGGTCATCTGTAGCTAAACTATTACTATCTTTTTCATCTAACTCATTAAAGTTTAAATTGATTCCTTCTGGGGAAAAAACACTTTTTCCTACTTTTTCTAATTGAGCATTATCAATATCGTTAAAACTGCTTTTTAGTTCTTGGTTAGACTCTTGCATCACGTTTGCAAAAGGAATTAGTCTTTTGTTACTAAGTCCAGTGTTATTGGTTCCTGCAGTAGGCTTATCTAAAAACCTTGAACGACCCTGTGTTTGATACTGAGGCTTATTTAATAATGTTTCAAAAGGATTCATTACCATTATCCAGTCCTATTTCCAAGTGTGCCTATTCCACTTTGTTGATTACCAAAAGGTCTATAGCCTAACTGTCCTGCTAATCCTAATCCTGTTGCAGCAACGCCACCTATTTGAGATAATAACGATGGAGTTGGAGCAGTAACAGAACTTGTTGTTTGCTGTGCAGAAGGAACTCCTCTTAGTATATCGCTAAAATAACTTAATCTTTGTTGTGGTTCGTAGGCTTGTTGTAGATCACCTTGTCGTGTTGCATCAAGAAGGGCTTGAGCTTGACCCTGTTGTAACGATCCAATACCAAGTAAACTAGCTATGTCTTGTTGACCAAGCTGTTGTTGTAGCCCACCAAGACCTGCTAGCTGTCCAGCAAGAGAACCTTGTAAACTTCTTTCTCTTAGTTGAGCATCAGCTAAATTACGTGCTTGTTGTAATGCAGATTCAAAACCAGTGGCTCTAAGTTGCGACCCTGTTTTTGCTTGTTGATCCATTATGTTTCGTTGTAATTCTTGATTAGCTATAGCTTGTCTTGAACCTCCAAAAGCACCTGCCCCTACAGCATTAGCGTTGACTTGGTTTTGTGCTATACCACCTTGTCGTGCTATATCAGCTTGAGTTGCATCAATAACTGACTCGGTATAGGGGTTCATAAATTGAGAAATTCCTGATGCTCCAAAAGTATTACTAATAGAAGGCTGTCTCATTACGCCAGTTAAAGCAGTATTTGCTTCAGAAAGAAAGGGCTGAAAGCCTCCAATACCTTCTCTAGTTGCGGTAACAGCATCTTGTTGATCAGGAGTGAAACCTGCAACTGATATGTCAGGTATATCAATCGGAGTTTGTGTTGCTTGATAAGACGACTCTAAAAGTTTACGAGCATAGTCCTCTAAAAAAGGGGCTTGTCTTGTAATAGTAGTTTGTTCTGTGGTTGCCATTATGCACTCCTCGCATTTTGATCAGCTTTTTGTTCAAAAGCCCTCATAATTCCTGCCATAACTTTTGCTCCTTGATCAGGGTTATTATTACCCGTTGGGTCTGCTCCAGCTACAGCTTTTCCTGTTTGTACAAATTCTGTATTTGATAACCTTGTTGGTATTGAGTCACTAGTTGGTGATCCTGGACCAGTAATATATCCACCGTTTGCAGCATTTAAAAACATATTTCTACTTAATACATTATTTAATAATGCTTCGTAGTCCACGTTAGCTAAATTTCTTTGAGGGTCAGTTGGTGCACTCTGTTTTTCTTGTGCAAATAAAGATTCTTTAGGAGGAGGAGTTAGCGATCCTGGAAGTTCTGGGTTTTCTCCTCTGGCTAATGCAGCATAATAATCATCTACAACAGTGTTTGCACTTTGACTTCCTTCTGTCTCTGGTACTTCGGCTAGTTTTGCAATTTGTTCTCCAACTAAAGGAGATAGACCAGCTACTGCAACTTGTGGTAAAGTTGCTCCTGCCCCAGAAAGTAACCCCTGCGTTCCTACTGCTGTTCCTGTTGTAGGAAGCATAGCATAGGATGAGCCTGAGCCTATACTAGAGCCAATAGTAGGAATACTTCCTCCAGTAAACCCAGCAACGGCTGAATCTATTTGTGGAGCAACATACTTTCCTCCTACATAAGCTAAACCTGCATTTGTTAAGGCTTGTCCAACATCTTGACCTGCAGCAAGACTTCCTAAACCAGACCCAATAGCACCACCAATTCCTGGAGCGATAATATTACCAACAATAGCACCGATAGTTGGTAAATACTTTTTTAAAGATTTAAAGAAAAATTCTGGCTGACCAGTTACAGGATTCCTAGAATTTAAAGCATCGCCAACAATATAACTTTCTGGTTCTTCAATACCAACAGCACGCATCTGTTTAAAAATATCTTCTTTTAATTTTGGATTACTAGCTAAAACTTCTTTCGGAATAACTGTTTCACCCTCTGCAGCATGAACAATATAAGTATCTTCATATCTACCTAAACTTGCTAAACCGTTAGCTATATTTTGATACGGTGCTGTCATTTTATCATCCTCGTTTCAACATATCACACATTTTTATCTTTTACAATATTTAAATCTGTGATAACGCACTTGTTGTTACTCTTGTCTTCGATAGCTCTTGTATACTTGCTACAACATGCAACCTATTTGCCGTTGCTGCTGTTACTTTTAATATTTCTCCACTTTGCAATATTAAATCTTTTGTTAATAACTCAACAGTACCATTTGCACCTACTGCCTTTACTTTAAACAAACTAAACACATCACTGCCACTTGTAAGTGTTAGTGTTAACGTATCAGCATTACCACTATCTTCTGAAACTATTATAGAACTTACAACAGACGCATTAAAATCTGCTCCACTAGGTGCAGTGTATAAAACAGTAGCATCAGTTGTTGTTAAATCAACTTTTGCATTTGTTAAGCCTTGTATATATTGTGGTATACTAGTTACTAACATTATCTTCTTCCATCTGGTCTAATATCAACTCGTGGAGTACCAAGTTTATACTTAGTTCCTAACGCTGTTGAATCTATTCGTAAAGCAAAAGATCTACCTCGTAATCTATAATCTAATTTTTCTGTAAACTGCTCAATAGGGCTTGTTGCGGATCTTTGTGCAGTACCTTCTGCTGTCTCATTAAAGTTAGACCCTGGAAAGTTCTTGGCTTTCATTGTAAAGGATACAGCTGGGTTTACACTAGTTGATCCATCAAAAGTTATATCTGGTATAACTCTTTTTAAAAATACAAACTTATCTCCGTCACCTATGTCTATTGGTGCTGACTCAATAAAAGAGGTCATAGCAGAACCATCATCATCGTACCCTGTTTCATGGTTATATAAATATTGACCCCCCGTTGCCATAGGTAATGTTCTTATTCCTCTGTCAAGCCATGCTTGACGATCTAATGTTCCATAATACCAAACTTTTTCTAAATAATTAAAAGCAACATAAGAATCTATTTCTGTACTATTTTTACTTGGATAAAACCACAAGATTTCACCAAATTCTGAATTTATTCCTGCGTGTACTTTATCTTTTTCTTCAAAGTTAAAATCTAAAAATACTTTGTCTTTCACGGTACAAGACATTTGCTGTGTTTGACCAGCTGAATAAATATAAAACGTATCTACACCCATCCAAAACACAGAATCTTCGACAGCTATCGCTGCAGCAGGACTCATGATTGTGATATTCTTAGATAGTTCTTGTAGACCAAATGTAAATGGAGGACCAATAAACTTCATACCGTGTAGTGTTTTGTTAGTAAAACAAAGTATTTGTTGTTTTGTTTCTACCGCTTGAACAAAAGTAGAGCCACCTCCGAGTCTTAAATCACCTGCTGTATTTGTAGCAGTTGGAAACCAGTCCACAGGGTTTTCTTGAGAGGAAAACCGAATTAACAATGGGTCTTGGACACCATCACCTTGAGTGGCTGTACCACTTGCACCAAAACCATCACAGCCAAAAGCAATTACATGTCTGTCTTGGTCAGACACAAGGATTTGTTTAGCAACTTGTGGTACACTTGTTTCTCCTGAAAACGTGCCTGTGGCACTAAGTTCTATTGCTCTGTTACCTAAACCATTAGTTTTATCCCAATAAAACAAACCACCGTCTCTTGGGTTTATAATTATGTCTTCTCCAAAATTATCATGTGTCCACAATCTAATCTGTGCACCAGGAACCGTAACACTTGCTGCATTACCCCAACCAACAAAGTCATTGGCAGAATCTTCATTACCCACAGCTAATCTTACAAGCGTGTTGTCATCGTGAGTAACTGCATCTGTGCCACTATGTCCACGAGTTACGGTCATTGTATTGTCATCACTAGTTGCCGATACAAGCATCAGTTCGTTATCAACTAAGATAACATCATTAGCTGTGTTCATACCAGTTTCATCATCTACATCTATGGCTGTTTCACTATTATCTAAGGCTTCATTAAGCTGTGTTGCTAAAGCACCAGATGTTGTACCACTCCACTGACCTGCACCCCAACCAGTTCCACCAACTGTAACATCCAAACCAGTATTGATTTGATATGTTCCAACTGTACTACCACCACCATTACCAGTATCAGAACCATTTGCTGCAACAGAAGATGTAATTGTATAAGAGTTAGAACTTATTAAAGATGCAACTTGAAACTCTGCATTTAATATTGTAGCTGTTATTGTACCACCCAACGAAGCTGCACCAGAAAAGGTTACAAAGTCACCTACGTTTGTACCATGTGCTGGATCTATTACAGTTACTGTTGTTGACCCATTAGTTGCAGAAAAGGTTACATCACCTGCCGATGTGGTGTTTCTTATAGGTGTTATATCATTAAATGTTTGACCTTCTTCTATATAATACTTTAGATGTGTTCCAATACCCATGAAGTCAGAACCGTCAAGAGCAACCCAATTATGTAAACGCCTTGCTGATCCTTGATAAGTATTAGGACTGTACTTTGCCCAACCACCAAACTTTTCTGGAAAACCAAATCTAAATCTTACTTTGTCACCATCAATAAAACCACCTTCATTACTATAAGATGTAATGTCTGATATAACTCCTGGCTTAAATTTTAAACTTTGTATTGGCATTTAAAAAGCACTCGCTGATCTTGTTCCCGTATGGTCTGTTGTTACTAAACTACCCGTTCCGTCATTTACTGGCTTTACTGAATAAGGCTGACTACTTCCGTCTGATCCAGATACCGTACCAGTTAAACTAAATGATCCGTCTGTTGAATCTCTGTTTGCAACTGCTGTTGCTCCTGCACCTACTGTAACACCATCATAAGGATCTGCACCAGATAAGACACATGATATTGCTAAGTTATTTGTAAATGTAAAACGTCTACCTGCTGTAACACCTAAAACATCTACGTTTTTAATTTGGTTGAAT